CTATGTATATGTGTGTAATCTGTTAGTTCACCACCCCACCTTCTAGCGGATGATTTAGCATGTTCATTTGGATGTGCCATAGTTACCTGATGCATCAGCATCTTGTGTAGTTCTTACAATACCATCTACTTTCCAGGTCTTATCTTCAATATTTATTCTTACTGTACCATAACCACCATCGTTGTTATACCAATCATAGTCATAGTTATCACTAAGAACTTCGTAAAGCATTTCTTCTACTTTAGATTCAACCTCACTTTCTATACTTATAATATTACCATCTTCATCTTCACAGTATATAGTTTCTATTGAACCACTATCTCCACTACCATCATACTCACCAACAAGTTCAGTTATACCCATGTTCTTAAGGGAGGATACAAATGCTGCTTCCTCCAAGTCATCATTAAATGGACTCATAATTTTATTTTTTAAGTTTATAAAAACGTCCTAGGATATTACCATTCAGATATAGATCTGATTCTAGCACACCCTTGACAAATTGATACTTTGTTTCCATATAAGTTAACTCTGTCTTAGAGTAACATATCTGCAGGATATCCCTCTTGATAGGAATCTTATCCTTATGTGCTTCTTTTAGCGTAGCATTACTACTAAAGTAATTTTCATACGCGAGCTTAGCAACACGCTCGTAATTCTTTTTACGTCTGTCTGTTGGCGTATTCTTCTTAGTAAGTTTCTTCTTAGTAACACTATGAAAGTTCTTCTTACCAATATACGCACAAGACTTTCCATCTATGATAGCTGTCATTTCATATACAAAACCGACAGCACCTTCAGGAATCATTTCAGGTGTAAATACCTGATTCTTGTAGATCCAACTCATTTGTTTATTGCTTCTTTTAGTAAGGGGTATAATACTTCTCGTGTTTTCTCTAGACCGTGATCTCTTACAGAATCTGATAGATCCTTACTTAGTGGTAATATAACATACGGTATACCATACTGTGCTTCATATTTAGCAGCAGCTTTCTTACCAGCAGTATCATTATCAAATAGAATCACGATCTTTTCATACTTAGCTCTATACATTGCAATAGCACCCGCAGAGATAACAGTGTTCTCACTATCTGGTGCAACAAACTCAGCATTAAATCCAAACTTACTAAGTGACATAATATCTTTCAGCGAACTGCAGATAATAAGATTAGGTTGTTCGAACTTTAACTGGTCTGTACCTTGAATGTAATTCTTTGTTTTTAGAAACTTATGATCAGCATTAAACGGTTGGTACATCTTGTATACGCTACCATCAAGTCTTGTATATGCATAGATATTAGATCCAGTTATAGAAAGACTTTTGATAACATCATCTTGTTCTTTATGCATAGTATAATCACCAACAGGAACTACACCATACTTAACAAGCGTTTCAGAATCAATACCAAACTGAGTCCAGAACTTAGCATCACCTTTATTCCAAGAACGCTTTGCAAAATCAACAATCTTATATCTTGCTAATCTCTTAAATGTTCTTATGTCATCAGTTGTACCAAGCATCAAAAACTCTCTGTAGTCTTTTATAACCTTATTCGCAGCTGCACCAAACTCAAGATCATAGAGTTCCATTACTAACTTTATAGCAGAACCACCATTACCAGATGAGAAATCTTTGTAATAGTATTTGCTATCAGCATAGAATATTGAGAAGCTAGCGGTTCTTTCTGTAGGATTAAATAATGATTTAATCTTTACATCTTGACCTACAAGTTTCTCATTTAGGTTACAATAATGCTCAAAGATCCAGTGATCAGGAACATCTATAATACTAGACACTAGATTTTTAGTACTTATCATATGCTAAAGTTTAAAGATAAAAAAGGGGATGTTTCCACCCCCTTTTAGTATCAGTTAATTAAATTAGAGTTCAAAGTCACCACTCACAGAAGAGGATGTTGCGACGTTACCAGATCCAAATGAATCTAGATTCTCAACTTTCTTCTTCTTAATGTGTAGGTCTTTGTCAAATACAATAACATTAGCGGCATTTTCAACAGGTGCCATATTGTAAACACCACGTTGATTACGAACCAAGAACAAATCGTGGTTAGTATAACCATCTTTGTTAGTGTATTCTTTACCACCAATGCACATCATTACAAATTTATCTTTGAATGGAGCATCTTCATTAAACTTCTCTACATATTCTTCAATAGTTTCAAAGACACCATCGTTTTCTTCCATCCACTTGTAAGAATTAGTATTTCTAGCAAGAGACTCGAGTGCTTTCAAGATGTCGTTCTGACGATATACTTCGATACCAGTCTTAGTAGTACCATCTTTGTATGCATACTCGTTAGTCTTAACTTTACCAACTTGACCAAGATGTCTTCCTGCATCAGGATTGTTCTTGTCAATATAGAAACCTTCGAAATTCTCAAGAGGTTCTGTCTCTACGTTCATTACTAAGAAAGATGCGCTGGTATCATAGCTTGGTGTTTCCAATTTGATACTGTTGATCTTACATACTACATTACCAGGAGCGATAACTTTCGGCAATCCTGAACCTTCTGAGGATTTTAAATTTTTGATACTAATCATTTTTCTACTTTTTAATCAATGTAAATTTCTGTCCAATTAACTTTTACAGTTCCGTCTTCTAACATTTCAGACAAAACTATCTCTTTATTACTTAAGTGCGCAGGTCTCGCTCCGCAAGCTACTTCATCAGAGGTCTTAAAACTAATAATGTTCTTCTTACCTTTACGATACAAGTAACCAATAGAATCAGAGTTTGATGCGGTAATACGTTTAAGTTTACCTGTCAAATCTAAATCTAAAGAGTTAAACTCTGAACCATTCTTTTCAAGCATTGTGTCCTTCACGTGACCTACTAAGATTGTACGATCCGCCCAAGACTGGATGTAGTTTACAACTTTAGTAAATGCTTCTCTTAAGTATGGGTAACCAGCACCATTAGGTAGACTCAATATGTTTCCATACTTAGGTTTACCGTCTGTTAACCAATTCTTACCCATCGGAGTTTTCATATATAACTCCTCAGCATAAGGTATACACATCTCTTCTAATGCAGTGATTGTGTCAATAGCTACGTATTTGTAAGGATTACCTGCGTCCTTAATAGCTTTACCGATATGCTTGATTTCTTCAACAGACTTTGCTTCAATCTTTAGAGCATCTAGATACTTAGAACCTCCTTCGAGATCTAGTATTAAACAGTTGTCTAACTGTGATAACAAAGTTGTTTTACCCGTTTTGGGTTTAGCAAAAATAATCAGGTTCTTTGGACTTGTATTCTCCGCAGGAACCTTTGCTGTAGGTAGTGTGATCTCCATGTTTTTTATAATAATTACTTAACTAAATCGTTCAACCAAGACTTACTGCTTACAGGCTTCTTCAATAGAATCGCTGCAAGATCTCTGATAGTCATATCAGAAACAGGAGCATCATCCATCAAAGATGAGAACTCTTCGAACTCTGTAATTTCAATACCTGAACGAGTAGCAACAGTTTTAGCGGGTGCTTTAACTTTTACCAACTCACTAACAGGAATCAAATATCTCAAAGCAGAATCAGTTGTAGGTGTGGTATCATACTCATCTTCCCAGTGGGGATTAAAGTGCAACTTCCACAATGTACGTTCTGAATCTTGTGGTACAAACTCACCAGAGACGAACTCTGTATAGAAATCAGTACCTTTACGCAACTCACTAGGGAAAAGACTAATATGTAATTCGTCTTTACCTTTTGGTCTGTATGCTAACTTTGGATAAAAATATGCATCAGGAATATTCAATGCTTCGAATACAGGTTGATGTTTTTCTCTTAGCTCAGCAACTTTTGTCTTAGAATCTACTTTTTCTGTTTTTAAACTTACACTCATATTTTAATTCTTTTTTCTTGTTGAGGTGGTGTAGGCATCTCCGAAATACGCATACGTTCAAACTCTGCTTTAAAGAAACTCATGCGAGCATCACCATTGCGGCATTTCAAGAAGTGCAATACAAGCACCCGGTCGTTTTCTATGATATACTTATCAGGACCATAGAACCTAATCTTTTGTTTAGCAGGTCTATTAATACCAATAAGTGTATCAGCGTGTTGAAGCAACGCATCTGAACCGAAGATATCAGACTCTAGTATGTAATTACCATACTTACCGTCTTCATTCCTCTCAGGATTGTCAATACCACGGTTTAACTGAGTGAGAATTATAAACGCAATAGGATATCTCCTCTTGAGTTCTGTAACCATCTCACCAAGATTATACAAGGTATCAAACTTATCCTTCTCAAATGGTGCTTTCTTTAACAGCAAAGAGTGATCTAAGGTAACCA